GATGATCTGGCGAGGCATGAGGTTGAAGCGCTCCCGGCAAGACTACAGCCGTATCGACATCGCCACCTTCGTCATTGCCGGGGCCGCCTGCTTCCTCGGTTGGGCATTAATCTACGCAGGCGCGTCTGCCTCCGCGGATTGAAGAAGCCATGCCCGAGGGGCAGCGGGGCCTCCGCAGCCACTCCCAGGCCCATCCCCGCGACGGCCCCTTGACGGCCGGTTCGAACAGTCCGATATCCGCGTAGTCGTGCCGCCCACGTAGCGGCGCACAGTTCCTCGGCGTTCCAGTGTCGTGAGAAAGCGTCCGACCTTCCGCCGAGGAGCCTTGCCATGCGCGCCGAGCCCGCGCCCGTCCGCTTTCCATCCGTCCTGAGAGTTCGCGGCCCTCGCGGCCTGCCGCAGGCCATCGACGCCGCAGCCCGTCGCCGGCACACGACCGGCGCGCAGTGGATGCGCGAGGCGCTGCTCGCCCACCTTGAGGCCGAGGGCTGGCGCCTTGGCCCTGATGGCCAGGTCGAGGCGCTCGACGCCGGGAGGCCGGCATGACGCTCGCCGCCCTCACCGCCGCCTCGGCCGAGCATAAGGACGCCTGGCACGCCCTCCGCGACGAGATGGAGCGCATCGCCCAGCGCCGGCACCTAACCATTCGCACGCTGGCCTCCGCGCTAGAGGCCGATGAGTGGCTCACGCTCCTCGAAGACGGGAGCCCGCAGTTCGACCGGCTCCGCCGGCTTGAAGCCGCTCTCCGCCGGGCCAGGGCGCGCGTGGGCAGGATGCTTCGCAAATGACCGACGCCGACACTGACAAGCTGCCGCCTCCCGCTGTTCCTGGCGTGGTTGGCGCTGCAGGGCCGGGCGGGGTTTCCTCGACCTCGTCCGGCCCACCCACGAAGCGGTGCCGCACGTGCTCAACCGAGAAGCCGCCCCTCGCCTTTGCAGGGCGCCAGAACACCTGCATTCAATGTCGAGACGCCGCGAAGGCGAGGGTGGCCGAGCGCAAGGATCAGGTGCAGTTCTCGCCCGCGTTGGGCGAGCGCATCATCGACGCCGTTGCGGCGGGCTTGTCGGTTCAGGAGATTTGCGCCTCGTCCTGGGCTCCGACGCCGCGGCAGCTTGCCCGCTGGCGTCGGACGATCCCGGAGTTCTCCGAGGCATACGAGGCGGCGCGGGTGGCTCGCGCTGACGCGCGGTCGGACAGGATCGACCAAGCCTTGAACGATCTGCGCGCCGGCAAGATCTCGGCGGCGGACTGCCGTGTCATCGTCGAGACCGAGTTGAAGATGGCGGCGAGAGAGAACCCGCAGCGCTACGGCGACCGGATCGTCTCCGACATCACGCTCCGCCCTGGCGCGCCCGAGGACAAGCCCGACACGGCGGCCTGGATCGACAAGGTTCTGGGCCCGGTGCCGCTCCTGCCCGCGCCAGACGACGGCCTTCCCGATGGCGGCGACGCGCCGCTTGCAGTCGAGCCGGCATTGCAACCAGCGCCAGGCCCGAGCACTGGCCCGAGAGGCCCCCGGCGCTGGAACGCCGTCACCGGCAAGCTGGAGGTGATCCAATGAGGCTGGCGGCGAGCATCGAGGAGAGCCGTCGGATCTTCGAGGCATTGAAAGAGTGCCCGGAGAGCGAGCGCGTGGAGCACTTGCGCAACCTCTACCGCAACGACCTGTACGCCCTGCTGCGGTACGGGTGCAACCGGCCGGATGTCGAGCATCCCTGGCTGTTCGAGCGCTGCCGCGAGGTGCAGGCTTCGCCGAACGGGCACCTCGACCTGTGGAGCCGCGACTTCTACAAGACGACGATCATCACCTTCGCGAAGACGCTGCAGGACATCCTCATCAACCCGAACATCACGGTGGGGTTGTTCTCGCACACGTGGTCGGTGGCGGCTGCGCTGCTGCGGCAGCTCAAGCGGGAGATGGAGACGAACGAGCACTTGAAGGGGCTGTTCCCCGAGATCCTGTACGCGAACCCGGCGAAGGAGAGCCCGAAGTGGAGCGAGCAGGACGGGTTGATCGTCAAGCGGGACACGAATCCGAAGGAGGCGACGGTCGAGTGCTCGGGCCTGGTGGACGGCTCCCCGATTGGCAAGCACTACATGCTGCGGGTGTACGACGACATCGTCGTGCCGTCGAGCGTGGGCACGCCGGAGCAGATCGAGAAGACGACGGCGGCCTGGAAGCTCAGCGACAACCTGGGCACGCTGGACGGCGTCTTCCGGGTGATCGGCACCAGATACCACTTCAACGACACCTATGGGGAGATGATCCGCTCCGGGGTCGTGCGCCCACGCGTCTATCCGTGCACCAAGGATGGGTCGGACAACCTGACGCCTGAGAACTGCATCTTCCGGCCGGCAGCGTATCTGACCGAGAAGCGGCGTACGCAGGGGCCGTGGACGTTCTCCTGCCAGATGCTCCTGAACCCAAAGGGCGACGAGACGCAGGGCTTCAAGCGTGAGTGGATCAACTACTCCAAGGGCGCGGCCCACGGGCGCGGGCTGAACGCCTACATCCTCGTCGATCCGGCGAACGCCAAGCGCAAAAGCTCGGACTGGACGGTGTTTGCGGTGATCGGTCTTGGCGCCGACCGCAACTACCACCTGCTCGACCTGGTGCGCGACAGGCTCAGCCTGACCGAGCGCGCCGACATGCTGTTCGCGCTCCATGAGAAGTGGAGACCGCTTGGTGTCGGCTATGAGCAGTATGGCCTGCAGGCCGACATTGCCCATGTCGAGAACGAGCAAGGGCTGCGCAACTACAGGTTCCGCATCACGCCGCTGGGCGGCTCGATGTCGAAGGCGGACCGCGTCCGGCGGCTCATTCCGGTGTTCGAGCAGGGGCGGTTCTACATGCCGGCGAGCCTGTTCCGCACGATCTACGACAAGACGACGGTCGATCTGGTTCATGCGCTTGTGGAGGAGGAGCTGATGCCGTTTCCGGTCGCCACGCACGACGACGCCATCGACGCGATCAGCCGCATCCTGGACGAGGACATGAAGGTGCGCTGGCCCATGAGCGACGAGGCGCGCGAGATGCGGCATCGCACGCCCAAGGTGATCCACAGCGCGGCATACGAGGCGGCGCGGATGTATGCGAGAGGAGGGAGGCGGTAGTGCCGAACATCATCGTGGAGTTCATCGACAAGGACGGCAAGCCGAACAAGGTCGGGTTCCCCGGGCATTGGTCCGACGAGCAGATCGCGGCGGCGATGGAGCGTCACCTGAGCCCGCCGAAGCCGCCCGAGTACATGGAGGAGCCGATACCGGAGGCGCGGGCGGACTTCTTCACATCGAGGACAATGTCGCCGGCACGGGCGCGGTCCGGGCTCGGTCCAGCGCGGAAGCACAACATCATCAGAAGGGCTCCGAGGTGAAGGACGATGCTGGCCCGGTGCCCATCGAAGTGCTGCCGCACAACGGGGCCGCGGACTCCTATGACGGCGAGCTGAAGCGCTGGACCATCTTTCTGGCCAGCGGCGAGGTGGCTGGCCACAGGCGCGAGCAGGCGGTGGCGCGTGCGTTCGCGGAGACGTTGCCCGGCCCGGAGGCGCTCGGGCTCGATCCCATCATCGAACCTCACCGGCTCGCCATCAGCCCGCGGTCCCTGCGCCATGCGGAGGTCGCGGGCTCGGACGCCTACGAGACGAAGGGGGGATAGACGTGGAAGAGGGCGCACTCGCCAAGTTGAAGCGTGAGATCGACGCGGGGCTTCATAGCGGGCCATGCCCCCCGTGCCTGCGTGGTCCGGCATCGAAGCCGGGTTGGAAGAGCCAGGGCGCCCCGGTTGTTCAGCGTCGGAACCCCTACGAGGAAAGCAAGGCACTGGCGCGTCGGCAGCGCCTTGCACACGACCGAGTCTATCGAAGGACAGGACGATGAAGACGACGGAGATCAGGGCTCAGCCCCTGCGGGCGACAGTGGGTGCCCTGGCAGCAGAACTGGCGCGCCTCGACGAGGCGGCGGAACGGAAGCGAAAGGAGCTTGTGAACATGGGCGCAATGACGACACCGACTGGCGATGATCTGGTCCGCGCTCTCGCGCAGGAGGTCGCGCTCGAGGAGCAGCGGATCGCTGCCAAGCGCGAGGCGCTGGCGCGGGCCGAGGCGGCGCTCAGGACGCAGCAGAGGGATGCCGAGGCCGCGGACGAGGCCAGGCGCGCGGCACGTGAGCAGGCGCTCAGGGACGCCTTCCTGGCCGCGAACGACAGGCGGGTCGAGAAGACGAGCCGGGCCGAGACGCTGGGCCGCAAGTTCATCGCGGCTCTGGCCGAGCAGCTTGCGGCGCAGAACGAGTTCCGAGAGGCGGCCAAGGCGATCACGCGCGGCGAGCGGGTCGGCGGCGGCGTGTCGCTGGCGGCGGCGGACAACGACAAGCTCATAAAGCGGACCTCCGGCCGCATGTCGAGCCTGCTGCGGACGCTGCTCCCGAGGGGCGTCTACCGGTTCGGCGACCTGACACTGCTCACCAACGACTTCCACCCGGCATCGGAGGACTGGGTGGCGGCCGAGGATGCGGAGATGGCAGCGTTGGTGCGGGCGCTGACGTAGGGCTGAGGCAGGACAGAAAGGAGACACGGATCATGGGCCAGAGCATCGGCGGGGAAGCCAACAGGGACGGAGGGCCGGCTCCCAATTGGGGCGGAAGGACCGATGGATGGGATCAGGGAGCGACGAAGGAGGCGCCGACCGCGCCGACATCGACCGAGGGCTCGGAGCCCGACGCGGGCGGCAAGCAGGCGACTGACGCGGGCACTAGGCCGGCCATCGATGATGACGACCGCGAGCGCTACGCGAACTACATCAAGGCCGGGCTGACGCCGCAGGCCGCGGCGTACCAGCTCGGGCTCAACGACGAGGAGCTGGCCTCGCTGCAGGGCACGGCTCCTCCGGCGGCCAAGGCGGCACCCAAGACGCCCCGGCAGTCTGTCGAGCGGGAGTTGGCCGCCATCGCCAAGCTGCGGCGCGAGGACAGTCACTCGTACTGGGGCGACGAGAAGCTCCAGCAGCGCGAGCGCGAGCTGCTGGCTGCCCGCACCGCCGCCAAGGCCGAAGCGTTGACCACGAATGCGGCGCCTGTGTCGACCACGTCGGATGCCGACAAGAGGCTCGAAGAGATCCGCAAGTTGAGGGCGACCAATTCGGAAGCATACTGGAAGTCGACCGCGATCCAGGAGGAG